TCACTAACACCGTTAAACCAACTTACAGTATCACACAATACGGCACAAATGTTTCCTTGGTGTTTTTCTAATACAGTTGTAAAGTCATCATCATAAAAGTCTACATACTCTACATCAGGAAGGTGTGTACTCCAACCTCTGTAATCACTCATTGCCCAACCACTTAAACTTCCGCTATGGAAACTTCCTTTACGTACAAGTACTTTGTTTTTCTTTTTATTGTTGTAGTATTGGAAACAAAACTTTAGTGCATTGTCTGTTGCATCACTTCCGCTATGTGCTGGAATGAATGCAAAATAATCTGGAAGTTTCTTTTGTAATATATCTTCTAACTTTGTCCATATCTCAGGTTTAGCATTCCAATCGTTGCTTGGCCAAACTCTATGTGCATGAGAAATATGATATTGTATGTATTCGTTGTTAAAGCCTAATACGTTGCAACCTTTACCTGCACTAATGTCATAGTAGTTCTTTCCTTCCGAATCAATAAACCTTCCGTTAAAACTCGTAACAGTAGGCATTGTGTCAGTTGGATCGCAAAAACTATGCAGTAGTTTCATTTAGTCCTCCGAGGGGCTATCGTCGCCGTACTTTGACCAATCTGTAAATTTATCCCATTGTAGTAACGGGTGAACTTGATGTACCCATACACCTGGATTAGAATGATCAAAATCAGCATCGTCAATCTTAATACAAGCATTGTAGTTAAGTTGTTTTACGTATGGTAGTTTAACACTAATCATACTAATAAAATTATGTCTTTCATTGTAACCTGTTTCAAGTACCCAGTCATGATACTTTGCATCATAGTCAAGTGTTACAAGATATTTCTTGTCAAGCAATCCAAACACAAGATCGTCCCAACTTTCTTTAGGAACAAAACTATGATTAGCACCTAAGTAAATATGATCTACTACGTGTTTCTTTGCTTGTGCTAATACATCTTCTAATGGTTGACAACCTGTAACAAATAATGTGTCCATACCTTCAGCAGGAGTTTTTTCAACTTCATAACCTGTAAAGTAGATTACATCATCTTTTACGCCATCTGCATATTGTCTTTCCATATTATTCCTCTGTAAATAAATTGCCAAACTGTGTTTGTGCGTTTACTGTTTTCTTTCCTGTTGCGCCACGTGTTCCAATAATTGACATCCAGAACTTACTATAATGTTCAATTACTGCGTTCGCTTCATCTCTGCTGTCTGTTGCAAATATTGCCTCCACAACATCTCTAAAAAATAACCTGTCGAACCGTTCCTCCACAAGCATGTTCGGAATGACTCCATTGTCGTATTGTCTATTTGCTTCTTGTACTGCATTAATATGACTCCATACATTATGACCCATCTGGATCGCATATGAAAAACTATCCCAAGATGTTTTTCCTTCTTTGCCTATTTTGTTCAAGTCACCTTGTGCATACTTACAAATGTCTTGTGCAGTTAGTCCTGTTGTAATAGGCGAATCTTTAAAACTTGTATGCTTACCTTCTCTAACAAATGCTTGACTGAATGGCGTTGTATCAGTTGCTAATCCTTTATCATCAATGCTTGGTACCATTCTGTAAACCCATTTCTTACGATCTAATGTTTCAAGTTCGCAATAAATTTGTCCATTAGCAGTTGCTAAGAAAGGACTTGCACAATCAAACGTAATCATAAAGTTTGGATTATGATACTTACGTACTGCTCTTTGTATATCTGTAAGTAGTGTTGCCCACTCTAATTTACTTGTACCTAAGAAGTGCATTACATCATGTACGCCTTTCTCAAGTAGTCCATCAAATCTAAGTGCAACAAGTCTTTTAAGAACAAGATGAATATCACACATATTCTGACCACCCATACTCCAACCATTAAAGTGTGTGCCTGGATACTTAACTGGATCACAATAGTCTTTCATTTGCTGATACCAATCTTCTGCGTCAGCATGATTTTCACCTTGTAATACATTTAAGAATTTACAAGCACCACTTCTATGTTTCATAAAGTAGTCATTGTTAATACGTGTAGCATTAACGGCATCTTGATAGTTGTCAATTCCAGTTGCTTTAGCACCTTCGGGAGACCGTGCTACCCAAGCCGGAATATCAAGTATCATGCCATAGTCCATATATGCGTCCATCCACGCAAGTACTTGTTCACGTTTCTTTTGTGCTTTAGGACAATTAGGATTCTTCCAATCGCCTTCCCACACACCTTTACCAATCTGGAAACCACCACTGTCACCTAACATCCAAGAAGTGTTACGATCTCTATCTCGTATCATATCTTCTTTGGGTGCGTCCTTGTTAATATCAAGTTCGGCGTGACCTGCGGAATACAAACTCCATTGATACTCAAACAACGACTTACTCGGATTAAGCCAGTTCATGCTCTCAACACCATTTGTAAAGTGTTTAGGTATACGATTATATTCTACGTACTCCTCACGTCTTTGCTTACCTACAAAGGTTGCAAAGAAGCCACTCAGTGCTGGCAAGAAAGTTGCGTAATCTTTTTGTGCAGTTGTTAAGTTAGTATTCAATTAAATGTCCGTCCTTACAATATGTTTTCTAAGGGCTCTAACAAGTTCTTCGATCTTGTCTACTACAGATATCATATCTTTGTCTGTAATATACTTTTGTTTCTCTCTCAACTTGTCATACTCCTTAAGTGGTATGGTTACTGTGCTACCTTCATTTTCAAACGATCTATCGTCATCTCTTTCATCAACACTTGTCATAAAGTCCTTATTTTGTTTGAGCTGGAAGAATATAATTATATTCTGCTAATCCAGAATCAACGGTTAATTGCATTGCACCTTGATCTGAAATACTCATTGTTACTTTGCCGTCCAAGTTCAAGATTGCTTGTACTTGTGCTACAGGCCATGCCCATGCATGTTTCAAACTACCTGTTACATCTGTTTGGAATACAAACGAACCTGCGTGTTGTGAAGCATCACCGAAACTAAACACAAGGTTAGTACCTTCTGTTCTTACTGTAAATACAGTTTCTTCTGCGTGTGCCATGCTCTGAAACTTCATTCTTTGAATTGAAGCCATGCTTGGTTCTACAACAACGTCCCACGATGCACCTTTAAACTTTACAGTTTTAAGTTTCTCATCAATGATTTGTTTATTCATAAACCTATAATCATTTTCAAAGTCACCTGCTTCGTTCTCAAAGTGAATATGAGTTGGAACAGTTTCACCATTGCGTTCTGCTTGTTCAACACTAACTTTTGCGTTAGTTTGATACTCAGGACACTTAAGGTGTAATGCTAATTTGTCTAAGTTAGGCATACCAAATGTACCAGCAAATTCTGCCACTGGGTTTTTAGTCTGCGAACTTAAAATTACAGATCTATCTTCTGCCATCGATTCAATAGTAGTATCTGCTTCGCTCGTTACTTTTACAATGTTAAGAAATCCTAACGAATGTGTATGAGCAACGATATCTTGTAAAATGTCTTTCATGTTTTTTAGTCTCCTATTTTAACTATTATACTTACAAAATTATGATTTGTCAAGTGCTTTTTCCTGGCTGACGAATTCTAATGCATCAATTTTTGATTTCCAACCAATTGATGATAAATGACTAATGTCTGCGACATTGTCTTTACGTTCATGCTCGTCACCGTTTCTTTCTTCATAATTTTCTAAGCCTACTGCTTTGCAGTAATCCGATAAAGGTCTTGACGTACCCGTTCCTACATCAATTACTCCTGTTAAATCACTTTCTAACAATTGAGTAACTGCTCTACACACATCAGATATATGTATAAAATCTCTTTTATGATCTACATTAATAAATGTAACTTCATTGTTTAATAATTTTGGTACAAACATATAGTCTCTACCTGCTCCACCAATTACAGTTGTAAATCTCATACCTAAACTATCTTCAGGTGCAATACGTTCTACAACATATTTTGACATTGCATATGGATTTCTTTGTGGCTCTTTTGCAGTGCTTGAACTTGCATATAAGATCCTTGCATTTGGAAATGCTTTAAACAATCTATTTGATGCAACAACATTATTATCAAAATATTCTTGCGGAACTTCAAGGCTTTTTCTTACACCACTCATTGCCGCTAAATGAACTACTGCATCTACTTGATAATTTAACTCACAGTCAAGTAAGTCATTGCCAGACTTAATGTCAATTGGTATTACGGTATGCATACCTGCCCAATACTTCTTAAGTACTGAACCTATCATTCCGTCACTACCTGTTAGTAATATTCTCATTATGTTATTTCCTCCTCGATGTATCTTTTTAATTCATGGTCTTGTACATCGTTTGGTATATTATTTTTATAAAAGATCTGATAACTATCCGAACCATACTTGCCTACGCCATATAGTTTAGTAGCATCTTCTCCGTCCCAATTTAAAAAGTCTTTTGACATTTGTCTAATTGTGTTTTCACGTCTATTATAAAAGCCTAAACTCTTAATAACTTCTATTACAGTTTTCCTATCGCTTTTTAAATACTTTTGTGGAGTAGGCCATTTGTCAAAGAACTCTGGTAATACTCTTTTAACCTGTACCCTACCTGTTTGATTCAAACAAATAACACCTACAAAGTGTTGCCATAAGTTAGCAACCTGTTGTTGTACCATTAAATCAGGATCCATTATTTTCATTTATTCTTCCTCATAAAAAAATACATCATAACCTTTGCCACGTGTGTCGCCACCGCCGTTATCAAGTTCATGTTCTCCATATGTTACACGTTCTAATATTTCTTCGTCATTGGGCATTGTGCTTGAATAAAACTTAAACTTATTAATATCAAACTTTTCGCCTCTCAAATGTAACATACCATCATAGAACGTACCTTTCTCATGACTAATCATTTGTGCATAATGTCCTTTAGGAATACTATATCCTTTGTCATCAATATCATGTTCGCAAGTTACATTTTCAAAGAAATCGTAAAACTCTCCGTCATAGTGTTCTTTTATAGTTTGTGCAGAATAACCTTCGCCTGATACTTCTTCAATCATTAATTTACAATTACCAATGCTACCACCATACCAATGACTTTGTTCATTAGGTGGTTCATGCCATTCACTATGCCCTTCACTATCTTGATCCCAAAGAAAGTCTGCTTCTTGAGGCATATCATGTTGCTGTCTAAATTCTTCAGCACCACTCATATATTCTGAGGCATAGATATCGTTTTCATTCTCATTTGCTTTCCACCAATCATGACACTTTTTTGTTATAGGACACCATGACATTTCTGCACCATATCCATAAAGCGATACACGAAAGTACCTATCAGGATTTTTAATATTTTCAATAAGTTCTTGTTTTTCTTCTGTAGTAGCCATTACCTTGCTTTCGTAATATTAAAATGCTTATAAGTTTGTTGTACACACTTTGCTTGATAATAACAGTCAGCAAGTGCATTGTGCAATTCTTCTTGTATTGCTTTACGTGGATCACTTGGCATAAGTGCAAACAATGTTCTGCTATCTCTAATTTGCCAATAGTTCCACGGAGTAGGCTTGCCAATATTTTTATACAAGTTTTGTAGTATTGCATAATCAAATAAAGGACCTTGACACCATAAGTAATCAAGTCCTACACACCATTTGTTTAATTGCTTTGTTAGTGTGTCCATGTTTACTCTTTCATGGTCACCAAATGCTTCATCACGTATTTCAGGCTTTTGTTTGCCCCACCATTCAAGTGTATTGTCATCTATTGTACGTCCATACTTTTCACTTTGTTCTTCTATGTCAAGTCTTAGATACAAAGGTTGATGTGGCTCTGCATTAGTTGTAGGATCAAACTTAACTGCGCCAAGTGTTATGATTACACTATCTGGTTCTACACCAAGTGTTTCTAAATCTATCATTCCATGTGTTGCCATTATTCTTCACCTCCAAAGTCAAACAAGTTGTTAAATGTATTCTTTTGTTTTGTACTTTCTAAGTCATAGTTTAGCGGACCAATCAAGTTACCCAACTTGTTATCAATGATTGTTTCTTCCATAGCATCACCATCGAATGGTAGTTCCTTAAACCATTCTGGCAAGTGTAATTCATCTACAGGATATGCTACACTTGTATAACCCATTGGATTCTGTTTTAGTTTACAAACAATAACTTTCATACCATCTACAATCTCTTGACTGTATTTGTCACTGTTCATACGTTTTAATGTGTTCCAGTTAATACTTGCTCGAACGTGTCCGGGCATATTTGCTTTGCCTTGTTTCTGTTCAAGTTTCTGATAATGTCCAATCTTGTTTGCACGTTTCGGACTACCTTTTTCATGTCCTGGACGACTCTTAAAGTCTGTTCTAAATTCTGCAATGCTGTCAAGTATTTCATCTTCTGTGCCTTTTTGTAATACTTTAAGCAGTACTTCGCTCAAGAAGTCTTGCATAAACACAGGAGTATCAGAACGTTTTAGATCAAGACCCATTGCTTTTACTTTGCCTGGCTTACCATCTACATCACGTCTTGTACCTTCATCATCATACACAAGAATTGCATAACGTTTCTTTGTAATAAACAATCCGCTTTCGCCAACAATCTCTCTACCTGCCGCGATAACATCTGATCTGCTCTTTGGACAATGGAAAGTATCTAACATAAACTTACCAAATGATTTGTTTGCTTCATCACAAACTTGTTCATATAGTTGTACTACACTTTCTTTAGTCCAAGGAATACTACCTTTATCTATTTCGTCTTTTAGTATTGGATATGCACTAAAGTACACAGAGTCTGTGTCTCCGTAAATTATACTCTTACCTACGTAATTGTATTCACCTGTAATAACTTTGTTTACTTCTGCACTCATGTGTTTAACAATTTGTCTACCTGTTAGTGTTGTACTTTGACCAATACGTCCATCAAAGAATCTACAACCAGGATTAAGAATAGCACCATATAAACTATTTAGGTTAATCTTCTTAACAAGTTGTCTTTTATCCCAAAATTCTATTTCTGCTTTGTTCTCTGCGGCCAATGCCTTTTTCTTCATAGCCTGCATTTCTTTACGTTCACTGTACCAACGTTTAAGTAGTCCAGGAATAACACCTTCAAACTCTGTTGTAAAGATTGTACCGTTAGCACTGATCATCCACGGCTTGTTGCTATTAAAGATAACTTCATGTATTTGTGCACCACTCATTACGTCTGACTCGCCATTCTCCCAGTCAACTGTAATGCTGATGTCTCTACGTTTTTCCATGACAGCATCAAACTCGATAGTACCGAATCTACCTTCCCATGCCGCGGCAAAACTCTTTTTCTTTAGACCCATTTGTTCACCAACATATTTGTTAGTGTGTTCTGGACGAAGTTGTCCTATAACAGTTGCTGGATCCATATTCAAACTTCTAATAACAGATGGATACAGTGAATTCAAGTCCATTGATCCAATCCATTCATGTACGCCTACCTTAGGATATGCAACATAGGCACCCGCCGCTGGCTCTGAGCCTGGCTCACGTTTTATTCTATTAGGAACTTGTTGTCCACGTCTGTGTGCTTCATTAATAATTGCTTGTTCTGTAACTGCGACAGCACCCATAGTGGTCTGTAGCAAAACAGTATTTGCATGAGCAAGTTCGTTACTAAGATCAATAAACCTTAGTTTTTTGTCCAACTTGTCCAGTAGTGCAACGTCTTGTCTGTTGTACTCAATGAACGTTCTGAAGTCATTGTTATAAAGGGCATCGAGTGTACCTTCGTACACAGTTTTCGTTTCGCCAACTTCCATTTCACCAATGGCATCAAGTCTGTAAGTGTGTCTTTCTTCATACGTATATTTACGATATAATTCCAAACTATCTAAATGCACTCTACCTATTAGGTCATAGGTTTCTTGTTGCCTACCAAACTTTTCATATTCTCTTTTCTTAGGAAACTGATCAAACAAACAAAAACGTCTTGTGTCATCTTTGCTTAATACTTTTGCTACACGGTTAACAGTATATGGAATATCATAACCTTCACTGTTCCAACCTGTAATAATATCACTGTCTTGTATTAGATCAAGGAATGTTTTTAACATATCTCTTTCATCTGCAAACAAGTGTGTGTTAGGGAATTCTTTACATTGCTCTTGTGCTTCTTCCATTGTAAGTGTCTTAGGCGGTACTGCAAGTGTTACAAGTGTATCAAGCCACTGTAGGTGTACGGAAATAGCAGTAATAGGCATAAACGGATCACTTGGATCAGCGAAGCCTCGCTCTGGATCATAGTCTGTCTCAATATCAAAAAATGCTACGTTTAGTTTAGGAGCATCTTGATTAAGATAGTTTTCACTTAAACATTGAAAGATAGGATTAATATCGCTTTCAAACAATTTCTTGTTTTTATTAATTGCTTGTTCTTTACGAAAGTCTTTTGTATTCTTGGATACAATTCTACTTAATGGATCACCGTAAATACTTCTGTACTTACCTCGTTGATCTTCATAATAGAAAGTATATTTTACAGGGTATTCAGCAAACTGACGTTTGCCGTCTTTTCGTTCTACAACACGAATAATATCTGCGTTGCGATCAAAGTGTGCGTCTACATAACTCATTCATTCTCCTCTTGTCCTTTGCGGCGGACATATACCAATTGTTTCGTTTATTGGCCGAAAAAACCATCTTGTATAAGACCTGCAATATATATTATTGTAAGTCCTGCGTTTAAAATAATCAACGACTTTTCTTTCCAAAGTACTCCAACAAGTACCCAAATACTATTTGCAATAGTAAATGCGTAACTATACCAAGGATACATATTGAAAGCGGCCATTGTTGCGGCTATCAATAATACTGTTGTCCCTGTCCATGCTAACCATTGATATGGTTTAACCTGTATATCGTTTGTTTCTAAAGTACTCATCTGCGTTTTGTGCCTTGTCATCTATCCAAATATCGTAGTGTGGTTTGTGAAATCTAACACTTGTATATTCTACTCCCCACTCTTCTAATTGCCTAACTGTAAACTGTGACCAATCTTTGTGCGAGTTTGCACCCCGAGCAGTCCAATAGTGTACCTCATTGCCTTGTGCCAAAAGTTCATTAAAATACTTAATTCGCTCTTTATTGGGAACACTATTTTCATAATTACTGTTAACAGTATAACATATAGTCCCGTCGATGTCAACCATATATTTCAATATTTTGACTCCTTAGGTTCTTCAAAAAAGTGTTTGTCACCCATTGCTTCTCGTATCTTTCTGAATATCATATTATGCGGATATGTTTTGTAATAATCCGTTTGGTATAGTTTTTCGCTTGCCTTTTTAGTTTCTGTAATCTTTTGTATAATGAATAGCCTAATTGTTGGATCGTTTAGTTCATTTTTATAATGATCATAATTATATTCAATAAACAACAAATCCCTGTCTACAAAGTATTGTGTTTTACACAAACCAATTAAATCTTGTCCTTCATTTCTATCTTGAACTCCATGCAATACAATTAACAATCCGTGTAAGTTATCTTCATAAGGAAAGTTAATCATGTGCTTCATGATATCCATATATTGGTCTGTGTGAATTACTGGTACTTTCGAACTGTATGCCCAAGGACATCTTGCCACTGAGCCATCTGTTGGTTGAGATAATTCTTTAAGGTGTATCTCTAACCAATCATCAATTCGTTTTTTATCTTCTTCTAATACCATTAGTACCAACCTGCGGCTACTCCGTATCCAAATATATTAACGCATACGAACCAACCTGTTATTAACATTACCCAAGCGGCACCTCTACGATAAGATGCATAGCATTGTGTTGTACTACCAACAAAAAATGCAGGATAAACTAATAACATATTAGGTTCTTTGGCTGTTATTGCCAGCGTCATACTTGCGCCGACTGTAAAAATAAAACTGACAAGTTCGAATGAAAATGCAATCTTATCTGATTTGTAACTGTTAATCCAAAAGTCTTTTATCTTTTGCATTACTTGTCTTTGCCGACTGTGACAACAAGTGTTTCAAGATCATCAAATTCATCAGCAACTTTATGCCAATCTTGTTTGTGTGCAATCTTAATTGCCTTGTTGATCAATGCAGGCTTAATGTCTAATTCTTGAGCAACTGCTTTTACAGTTTCTCTTAGACCTTCTTGCAAGTCTTCGACTTCTCTAAGAACAGTAGCACCTTCATTTACCAATCTTTCAAGTTTGGCTTTTTCGTCACCACCATAAGTTCTGTCTGACATAAATCATCTCCTAAGTTTAAATTATGTTTTATATTATATATTCGTTAGATACAGAAGTCAACTGTTAATGTGACTACGTGTCCAAAGTTTCGTCTTTTGATTTGTATGCCCAATCGTCAGTGTGTCCTACTGACCATTTTGGTGTGTTTTCAACTGTGTAGTTTTGAGTACATACTTTGAAGTCTGGTGTTAGTCTGTTTGGATTTACAAGGCTTTGGTCTGTGAATACAGTTCTATTATTTGGTTGTGCGGCAAACTGTCCGTTGTCTAATTTAATAACATTAAACGTCTTATGCTCTGGATCGTGTTCGCTAAAATTAATATCAAGTGTTGAGTGTTGTGCATGACACGTATCAAGTGTAAACATATATTCGCCTTTGTGCATCTTTCTGTCCTTGCCAAAAAACTCACAATCGCATAGTAAAGGTTTTTTAATTAGTGTAATGTCGTAATCAAAACAATCCCATATTTGTAATGTGTCTAAAGGAAGTTGATCTTCTGGATTGAAATCTTCTTTCCATACAAATGCTGAGATAGGAAGTTTGTCATACAATGCTCCATACTCTGTTAGCAGTGTTTCAAAATATAATGCTTTGGATTGAATGCTTCTTATTGAGATCCATACACCTGGAGTAAGTTCTCCGTGGCCCTTCTGGTGATCATATAGATACTCTTTTTTAACATATACTTCTACAGGTGGTAGGTTATGTACTAAGAAAGCCATATGGATCCTCTGTTAAATTTGTTACTGAGTATTTATATGAAAGTGTTAGAGTGGAAGGTAGTTTAGTGAACTACATCTTAACGCAGTTGTCCACAGTTTTACCACCTTTTTTCTTTGTACCCATTCGCTTGTAGCCTTTCCAGCATACCTTGCCGTCAACGCCTTTTTGCTTTTCTTCTGGGAGTGTAGTGTAACTTGGATTGCCACATTCTGAACAGTTAGACTTTTCAGCAAGTTTGCTTTCAAGTACTTGTGCTAAAGATTCTTTGTAATCTTTTTTCTTTTCGTCTTTAGTATCTTTACCATTCTTCTTTGCTAATGCGTCAATA